CTCCGCTGGATCCCCCCCCTGGCGCCTCGAAACGGGCCGGATCGGGCCCTGATCGGCCGGCGATGAGGTGACGGCTTCGGAGATCGGCCGAATCGAGCGGGCGCTGAACCGCGATCTGGCAAAAGGGGGCCCGGAGGGGATCGGCGCCGGCGGTAGGGCCCACCTCCGGGCGTTGGCCCGGGCGCTGGACGTGGCCGAAGCTACCGCCGACCTCGATGCCAGCGCGAAAGTGGGGCGTGTGTATCTCGAGGTGCGCCGCGCCTACGGCCTAGCGGGGGGGGAGGTGGCGCCACTTGATCCGTTCGCGGCCTTCGTGGCCGGATTGTCCGCCCCCCACGTGGGCGACGAAGCGGACACCTAGCCGGCCCACCTATGGCGCCGCGGTGGCGGCTGTGGCCGATGCCATGGGCTGGCCGCTGATGCCCTGGCAACGTGCGGCCGCCGATGTGGCCACGGAGGTGGATCCGGCCACCGGCCTGTTCGCGTATTCGGTGGTGGGCCTCACCGTGCCGCGCCAATCGGGGAAAACCACCCTCACCGGGGCGGTGATGGAACACCGCACCATTTACCGGCCGCGCTCGCGGGTGTGGTACACCGCGCAAACCCGCGAGATCGCGCGGGATTGGCTACTGAACGAGCACCTCCCCGGGGTGCAGCTCTCCCCGCTCGAGCCCTACGCCCGGGCCCGACGCGCCCAGGGATCAGAGGGGATCACCTACCCCCACGGTGGGATGCTCCGGATCTTCGCACCGCTCCCCGCCGCCCTTCACTCCAAGCAATCGGATCTGGTGGTGGCCGATGAGATCTGGGCCCATGACCTCGAGCGCGGCCGCCAGCTGGACCAGGCCATCGTGCCTACACAGGCCACGCGCCCGGGCGCCCAGGTGTGGAAGGTGTCCACCGCCGGCGACGAAAACTCTCTGTGGCTGTGGGAAACGGTGACGAAGGGCCGCGCTGCAGTGGACGCCGGCCGCTCGAGCGGGATGGCTTATTTTGAGTGGTCCTGTCCCGATGATCTGGACCCATGCGCGGCCGGATCCTGGGAGCACTATCACCCCGCCTATGGCATCACCATCGGGGTGGCCCAGATGAGATCGGCCCTGGAAGAACTCGGGCCCGCCGGTTTCGCCCGGGCCTATGGGAACCGCTGGCCCGATGGGATGGGCGCGGCCGCTTCCCCGCCGAAGATCCCCCCGGGCCGCTGGGCCGCCGTACAGGTGCGCCCGATTTCCGCCGTGCCGACCGGTGTCACCGTGGCGCTGGGATTCGACACCGACCGGGACCGCTCGAGCGGTGCGATCGCGGTGGCCTGGCGCGACCGGGGCCGGCTGCACTGTGAGCTGGTGGAGGTGCGCGCCGGTACGGGGTGGATGGCGGATCGGCTGGGCGAACTCTCGAGCCGCTATAGCCCGGTGGGGATCGGATACCCCGCCGATTCCCCCGCCCTCGACATCGCGGACACCCTGGCCACCTCCGGGGCGCCGGCCGCCGCCATCCGCGGCAGGGATTGGCCGGCCGCGTGCGCCGGGTGGCTGGCCGCGATCAATGAACGCCGGATCCTGGTGGGGGAGCACCCCGCCCTGGCGGCCGCCGCGGAGGTGGCGCCCGGGCGCGATAGCGGGGACGGCGGATGGGCCTGGGCCCGGAGGGGCGCGGTCGCGTCCATCGCGCCGGTGGTGGCCGCCACCGGCGCGTGCTGGGCCCTCGAGCACCCCGCCGCCGGTGAGGTGGCGAACTGGTCCGCCTTCTAGGGGGTGGCGGTGAGCATGTATATCAGATAAGAATGCCGTCCTATGACTAAAAAAAGACACACAATTGAGGTGACCCAGACCGACATAGAGACCGCGGTGCCGAAGGACTCCGGGCACTGTGCGATCGCGGATGCCATCGCGCGCCAGATACCTGGCGCCTCGAGGGTGACGGTAGACCTTCAGACCATCCGCTGGACCGACACCGAGAAGGGGGAGCGTTATGTCTATCTCACCCCGCGGGTGGCCCAGGCCCTTCTCCTCGATTTCGATCAGGGGGAGCGCGATTACTGCCAGCCGCTTTCCTTCCGGCTGGATCGGCCGGTGCACATTGTTCCGGTGATGGCAAACAAGGGGCCCGCTATTGCTCAAGCCCGGGCCGAAGCCGCCGCGCGTCTCGATAGTCTCCGGGCCCGCCAGAACGCGGGGGAGGATCTAAGTCGCGACGAAAAGGCGGTGATCACCCGCGCCGATGCCCGGGCCGCGCGCGCTCCAAGCGCACCGCGGCCGAAAAGCCGTGGGCCGCGCACCGTGGCGCCAGTCGGCCCGGATTCCGCCGGTGATCCATCCGGGGCCCTTACCGTGGAAGGTGGCCGGCCGGCGCCGATCGGCGCCCTGGCCCATGGCCCTGGGAAAACCCGCCGCTTCGGTGTCAAGGCCGCCGGATCACCTCTGGGAGCGGTGAAACCCTAAATCCCGCCGTGGGATCGGCACCAGGGCCTACGCTTAGGCCCTAGTGCCGCTTCCGTGGAAACGCCAGAAGCCCGCCAGCTCCCCGCTGGGTGTGGCTGGGGGCGCCGCGCTGGCACCGATGGGGCCTGGGCCCGGTACGGGGATCAGCGGGGATGTGGAGGGATTTCTGGACCTCTGGCGCCGGCGATCCGAACAGGACGCCATTAACGCCGGCTTTCCGATAGGGGGGCCCGGGGGGTGGGCACCGTGGGTGTCCGAATGGCAAGCGCGCCAAGTGCCGGCGCTGACCGCGGGGATGCGCCTGATCTCGGGGGTGGTGATGCAGCTTCCCCTACGTCAGAAGCGGGGGGATCTGATCGTGGATCCGCCGGCGGCCGTGATCGAGAACCCATCCCCGGGCCCGAATCGGACCACGGCCGATTTCGTGGATGAATACACCTCCGATGTACTGCTGTACGGGAATCACGTGTCCCTGATCGGGCCCACCGATTCCACCGGCTGGCCCACCATGTTGATCCCCCTCGATGTGACCCAGGTATCGGTGGCGCGGGATCCGAAAACCTGGCAACCCATCTATGCCCTCGAGGGGATCGACGATCCCCTACCGGCGGATCGGGTGTTCCACGTGGCCATAGACAAACGTTCCGGGGAGTTACGCGGCCGGGGGGTGCTCCCCACCCTCTCGGGTGCCATCCACGCCGCCCTGGCGGCCGATTCCTACGCCGGCCGGTATTTCGATGAATCCGCCGTGCCTTCGGGTGTCATCACCGACACCCGCCCGAATCTCACCCAGGAACAGGCCACCGAACTCAAAACCAAGTGGATGCAGGCGGTGAGCGGGACCAGGGCGCCGGTGGTCATCCCCGGATCCACCAGCTTTCAACCGCTGGCCACCGATGCCGATAAGGCCCAGCTGGTCCAGGCCCGCCAGTGGGACGCCACCATGGTGGCCATGATCCTGGGCGTGCCGCCCTTCCTTCTCGGGATCGAAACCCAGCGCCACACCTACACGAACGCGGAAAACGAATTCGGGCGCTTCGTGTCCACCACCATCCTTCGGCTACTCCGCCCCCTCGAGCAGCAGCTATCCCTCCAATGCCTACCCCGGGGGAACACCGCCGAATTCTGGACCGGGGCGTTACTCCGGGCTGACACCTCCACCCGCGCCGCCGCCGCCGTCCAGCTCTTCGGCGCCGAGATCATCACCCAAGCCGAAGCGCGCACCCTGGCCGGCTTCCCCTCCGAAGGTGGGCCGGCCGAAGATGTGGCCGCTCCCGCGAGCTCTAACGCGCCCCCTCCCGCGAGCTCGAGCGCGCCCACCCCTCCCACCAGCGAAAACGCCGCTCCCTTGTCTCTAGTGGAGGTGTGACCCATGCCACTCGAAACCCGCCTGTTCGCTTCGGCCCTGCACGTGCGCGAGGAAGCCGACACCGCCGGTGACGGCCGCACGCTGGTGGGCCTGGCCGTGCCCTTCGATTCCGAGATCGAGGTATCCGATCTGTGGGACGACTACACCGAGGTGTTCCGGCGGGGCGCCTTCGCCAAGACCATCACCGACCGGGCGCGGCCGGTGCCGCTACTGGACCACCACCAGCTTCACCGCGCCCTGCCCATCGGAAAATCCACCCACCTCGAGGAAACGGCCGCCGGCCTGGAAGTGGAATTCCACCTCACCCCCGGGGTGCAGCTCGCGGACGAAGCCCTGGCCCTGGTCCTCGATGACGCGATCGGGGGCCTCTCCATCGGATTCGAGCCGATCGCGCACCTCGAGGTGCAGGGATCCCACCGCGATCCGCCGGCGAATCGCACCCTGGTGGAACGCACGGAGGTGGCCTTGCGGGAAATCTCGATCTGCAATTTCCCCGCCTTCGCTTCGGCCGGTGTCACCGGGGTGCGCGACGCCACCGGGCGCCACCCCTCCCTGGCCGCCCTGGCCACCGAACGGGGCCGCCTCGACACCGCCCGGGCGGTGGTGCTGGACCGCTGGGGGCGTGTGGAGCGGTGCCGGTGAGCACCGACCTACTCCGCCGCGCGCTGGTGCTGGCCGCCGCGGTGGCCGCCATTGTCCTGGCGCTGGTGGTGCTGATCGGCACGCCGAGCAATCCGTTCGATCTTCTGGCCGGTGCGGGTATCGCGGCCGGCGCCGGCCTGGCCGCGCTCCTGCTTTGACGTACCCCGCCGCCACCTTCCACCGCCTTCCCCCGGGCGCCGACACCGGGGAGGTGACGTGCGCGGAGTGTGGCCATACCTGGGTCACTACGCCCGATCAGGACCGGCTACTGGCCGAGATATTCGAGCACCAGGCCACCCACGTGCGGCCGCCTACGGGCACCGCGCCATCATCCACCGATCCCGCCATTTCCACGCGCTAGCCTTCGCGCTAGTTGGGCCGGCCGGCCGGCCGGAGCCGCTCGAGGGAAACCCCGGGCCTGCCACCACCGGTGCCACGTGAGCCACCCAGGGAAAACGAAATCCTCGAACCCTGGAAGGTGAACCATGCCCATTTCCCTGGTGGATGTGCTCAGGCAATCCATCGATGAGATCCACGGCCGGATGAACGCCATAGAAGCCGGCGCGGTGGCCGATCAGCGCGACACGCTCAATGACGTGGAACAGACCACGTGGGACGAACTCCGCACCGAAGTGGAGAATAAAACGGGCCGGCTGGAATTGCTGGTGTCCCGCGGGGAGTTGGACGCCCGCGCCGGCGAAATGATGGGCCGGATCCGCGCCGGGGCGCCCTCGAACGATCCCGATCCCCTGGGCGGATCATCGGCCTTCCCCTACCGCACCCCGGGGGAATACGTGATGGGGTACATGCGATCCCGGCGCGGGGATGCCGGGGAGGGGGCCCGCTTCACCCGGGCCCTGGCCGACGTGACCACCGCCCAGACTCCGGGCCTGGTGCCGCCACAGGTCACCGGGGACATTCTCGGGGGGTGGCTGGCCCAGCGGCCGGCGGTGGACGCCATGACCAAGCCGCCGCTCCCCCCGGTGGGGATGGAGGTGCAGCGCCCGCACATCTCCCAGCACGCGGACGTGGCCCTGCACGCTGAGAAAACCCAGGTGGCATCACAAGCGTTCCACCTCGATCTGACGAAGATCCCGCTGACCTCGTGGGCCGGTGGGGTGGATGTGGCGTGGGAGCTGGTAGAACGCTCGAGCCCGAACGCCCTCGATGTGGTGTTTCAGGATCTCGTACGCGTCTACGCCCGCAAATCCGATGCCGGCGCCTGGGGCGGGATCGCGGCCAACATCGTGGGGAACACCGTGGCGTGGGACGGGACGGCCGCCACCATCGTGGCCGCGCTCACCGAAGCCGCGGTGAAGATTGCCAGCACCTCAGAAGAAAGCGTGTGGCCCGATACCGCGTGGCTGGGCCTGAACGCGTATGGGGCCCTGGCCGCCCTGGTGGACACCACCGGGCGCCCGCTGTTCCCCAACCTCAACCCGGTGAACGCGTTGGGCACCGCGGATGCGGTGGGGAACATCTCGAGCCTGTACGGCCTTCGGGCGGTGGTGGACACCCAGATCCCGCCTAACACCTTCGCGGTGGGGAACTCCGAGGAAGTGGAGTTTTACGAGACACCGGGCGCGCCGGTGCAGCTCAGTGTGGTGGACGTGGGGGTGGCCGGCTACAACGTGGGCGTTATCGGGATGTTCGCGTGCGCCGCGGTGGATCCGGCCGCCTTCTGCAACATCGGGCCCATCACCGGCGCCGCCGGTGCCGAAGCCGGCGCCTCGAGCGGTGGCGGTAGCCACACCGCCAAAAAGAATGGGGCCTAGCTGATGGCCCTGCCGGCGCCCGTAGGCACGTGGCTGACCGTGGATGAATACAAAGCGTACGCGCGCATCGATGGATCCGACACCACCGATGACGCCGCCATCACCGAAGCGGTGAACTCATCTATGGAAACCATCCAACTACGGGCGCCGGCGGCCTTCGCCCTCGATCCGGTGAGCGGTGAGCCGCTGGGCCCGGTACCGGGCGCGGTGCACCTCGCGGGCCTGATGCTGACCAATCGGCTGATGGCGCGGCGGAACTCCCCGGATGGAATCGTGGGGGTGTTCGATCAGGGCGCGGCGCGGATCATGTCCACCGACGCTGACATTGTGGCCCAGCTCTCACCGTGGACACCGATGGTGATGGCGTGAGCAGCGCGGATGATGCCCTGGCGATCTGCGAGAAACTCAAGGCCGAAGGGGTGCGCGCCACCACCGACACCAGCGCCTTTAATCCGCCGGCGGTACTGGTGCCACCACCGCGGCGCCAATACGACGTGGGATGCGGCTACACCCAGGTATGGCGCGTGCACGCCATCGCGGCCACGCTCACCGGCGGGGACCGCGTGACCTGGGCCCAGCTCGATGATCTGGTGGACGCCATCGCGCGCGCCTACCCCGTAGAAACGGCCGACGCGGGCGCCTATGTGCTCGAGAACAAAACCCTGTCCAGCTATGTAGTGGTGTTTTCTACCCCCGGAGGTGATGCCTAATGGCCATAAAAGAATCACGATTGATGAACGGAACACTCACACTCGGGCCGACGCCCGGGGACTGTGATTTGTCCTGCCAGGTGACGAACGCCCGCATTACTTCTGCCTATTCGGACGATGGGAGCGCGGTCACCACCCTGTGCGGGGATACCGTGCCGGCGCCGCGTCAACTCGATGGGCACAAACTCGAGGGAACGTTCGTCCAGGATTTCGATTACGACAGTGCCAGCGGTGGGGTGATCTCGTACCTGTGGGAACACGACCTCGAGGTGGTGGCCTATGAATACACCCCCAACGACACCGCCACGTGTCCGCTGATTACCGGCACCCTGATGATCGAGATCCCCGCCGAAACGTACGGCGGTGATGTGAACAAACGGATCACTTCGGATTTCGTGTTCAACCTGCAGGAGAAGCCGACATTCACCCCGCCGGCCGCGGACGGGACCACCACCACCACCCGATCCGAAGCCGCCTAGTGGCCGCGGAGATCCGCCTGGCCGGATCGGCCCGCTTCACCTCCACCATGGCCGGCGCCGCGAAGGATATGGCCGATATGCCCGGATTCGCCGAAGCCGGCACTATCGCGGCGCAATCCGGGCGAACCCTCGCACCGCGGCGCACCGGCGCCCTGGCTGCCTCGATCACCGGGGGACGGGGACGGCGGAAGAATTCTGCACAGCTCACCTCCCCGCTGACCTACGCCGGCCCGGTGCATTGGGGCGTGCCCTCTCACAACATGGAACCCACATTGTTCCTGATCCGGGGAGCCGAGGTGTCCGAAGCCCAGTGGACCGGCGCCCTCGAGCGGGACGCGCAGCGGATATGTGATCGAGTGAAGGGGATCTAGCCGGTGTCCACGTTCCAACATGAAATGGAAATCGTCTTAGATGGCGAATCCTTCAAGTGCCGCACCAAAGCGGTGGACCACACCACCGCGGAGGTGATGAGCGCGAAGGATGGCGGGACCATGGAGACGCGGCCGGCCGCCCACGGCTTTCGGGTGGCCTATGCGGTGTTCCGCCGGTGCAACCCCGAAAGCGATTACGCCCACTCTTTCGCGCGCTTCATGGATGCCCTGGACGAAATGCGCGACCTGGAAGCCGGCCCGGATGAGCCCGATCCGCTGGACCCTACCCACCCGGCGGATGGGGACGATTGGCCGTAACACTCGCGGTGAATACCGGGGTCAGCGCGCGTGAGTGGTTACGAGATCCCCACGCCATGATGACCGCGTGCGAGGTGCTCGAGGAAATGGCCGCCGAGATCGAGCGTAAAACGGAAGCCGCCCGCTGATGGCCTCCAAACTGATGGTGGAGATCCTGGGGGATTCCTCCTCCGCGGTGTCGGCCTTCGGCAAGACCTCGAGCGCGGCCAAAACCACGGAGGGGGCGGTAGGGAAAACAGGCACCTCCATTAAGGGACTGGCCACCGCGGTGGCCACCGGCTACGCGGTGAAAAAGGTGGTGGATTTCGGGAAGGAATCGGTATCGGCGGCCGGCGCCTCGATGAAAGCGAACAAACTACTGGCCGCTGAATTTAAGAACGTGGGGGGTGAAAGCGCGAAAGCCGCCAAGCACGCCACCGAACTGGCCGAATCGCTGGGCCGTCAAATCGGTGTGTCCCCCACGGTGATAAAGGGCGCGGAGGGGATCCTTACCACCTTCCACGCGGTGAGCGGTGAAGTGGGGATGGGTGCGGGGATCTTCGACCGCGCCACGAAGGCGGCCGCGGATCTCTCCGCGGCCGGCTTCGGGGATATGGGCACGAACGCCAAGCAGCTGGGCAAAGCCCTACAGGATCCGACCAAGGGGATGACCGCGCTCACTCGATCCGGTGTCAACTTCTCGAAAGCCCAAAAGGACCAGATTGCCCATATGCAAAAGAGTGGTGATCTGCTGGGCGCGCAAAAGATCATCCTGGGCGAAGTGGAGAATCAGGTAAAGGGTACGGCGGCGGCCACCGCCGGATCCGGCGACAAAATGAAAGTGGCCTACGAAGAAATGAAGGTGCAGATCGGCACCGCGCTTCTGCCGGCTATCACCCAACTACGAAAGAGTTTCTCGGGCCTGTTCTCGTTCATTTCAGCCAATGCCAGTTGGCTGGTGCCAGTAACGATCGCGGTGGCCGGCTTCATCGCGGTCCTGCTCACCATTTCCAAGGTGGTGGGCGTGATCGAGGATGTGAAAAAAGCGGTGGCGGGATTCAAGGTGGTATGGGCCGCGCTCAATGCTTCCTTCCTCGCGTCACCTATCGGTCTGATTATTCTGGCCATCATCGCGCTGGTGGCCGTGTTCGTGATCCTGTATCTGAAAGTGGATTGGTTCCGGGCCTTCGTGAATGTGGCCATGGCCGACATTGTTGGATTCTTCACCGCGGGGTGGAATGTGGTGGTGGGGATCTTCGATTGGGTGGTAGGGATCTTTCAGCAGTACGGCCAACTCATTCTGTTCGTGATTCTCGGGCCCTGGTTTATCGTGTTCAAACTGGTGCAAGCCGCCATCACCGGCGGGTGGTCCGGTGTTATGGCACAGATCGGCGCGTGGGCGGGGATGATCTCGCGTGTGCTCTCCCCGGTTCTCGGGATCATCACCGCGCCCTTCACGGCCGCGTGGGGCGCGATCTACACCGGCCTGATCTCCCCGCTATCGGGCGCCTTCTCCGGGGTGGCCGGCGCGATCAGTAGCGCCTTATCCGGGGTGGAGAACGCCATCACCGCGCCCTTTACGGCCGCGTGGAATTTCATAAATTCCAACATCCTGGGCCCGCTGAAAAGCGCGTGGAACACCGTGGCGAAGGCCATTAATGGCGTGAGTGTGTCGTTTACCATCCCTTCGAACGCCATCACCGATGCCCTGCACATCGGCGGTAAGGGATTCGATTGGAAACCACCCTTTAACCTCCCGGTGCTGCAGAGCGGTGGACTCATCACGCGCACCGGCTTCGTGCTGGCCCACGCCGGCGAAGCGATCACCCCGCTTCCGTCGCGCGCTCGAGGGGGCCCGCTGGTGCAGATCGCACACGCGCATTTCTCCGAGAAGATCGACGTGGAATCCTTCGGGCGCCGGCTGGCCTGGACCATAGAAACGGCCGGTGTCTGATGGCGTGCATCCGTAGGGCGTGGCTGGTGATGGGCACCGCGCGCCTCGACCTCGAGGACGATGCCGCCGGCTATTACTGCACGGAGCTGGATCTGGGCTGGCCCGAAGTGCGCGACGCGGTGAGCAATCGGCCGGACCGCGATGGCACCGACGACCGGACCAGCCTGATGGGATCCCGGGCTATTACCGCCAACATCACCGCGCTGGGTGGTGGGATGACCGTCGATGAGGTGGCCACCCTGTTCGCGCCTTATATGACACCGGCCGCGCGGCCGGAGCTGCACTACATCCTGGACCGTCCCGGGGCGCCCGAACGCTTCACGGTGGTGCGTGAATCCGGTTACACCGGGCCGATCTCGGGTGTTCGCTCGAGGGAGATCCACCTGGGGTGGGTGGCACCTGATCCGGTGATGCACGATCCCGCCTTCCATAAGGTGAGCGCGCATAGTGGCGCGTCCGTCACCGGGGGGCGCGCCTATGATCTCCGCTTCGATCGGAGCTACGTGGCCGGCGGGGGATCCGCCACCACCGGGGTGATCGAGGGGGCCGGGGATCTGCCTATCCGGCCCACCCTCGAGATCTATGGCCCGATCACCGATCCGGTGGTGTCCCTCGAGGTGTCCGATCCCGCGGCGCCCGGGCCCGATCCGGTGTTTCAGATCATCTTCGAGCCCGGATTCCGCATCGATCCGGGGCGCTGGGTGAGCGTGGACACCGACGCCCGCACGGCCCGCGATGACCTGGGCGCCTCGATCATGGGGGATCTGGACTGGGCCGCCACCAGCTGGCCCCTTCTGCCTATCGCGCCGGCGCTGACCTATCTCAGCGTGGCCGGCACCTCTACCACCGGGGTGTCACAGGTGCAAGCCCTGTGGAGTGACGGGTATCTGACGTGACCACCGCCGCCACCCCGGCGCCCGCGTGGCGCTTCACCATCCACCGCCGGCCCTTCTCGATCCCCACCTATGCCCGGGACACCGGGATAGCGGAGATCACCGACGCCCGGAGCCGGCGCCTCGAACTCGAGATCAATAAGCCGGCGAAGCTGACATTCTCGATAGATGGGGAATCCCCGGGCGCCGCCTACCTTCAGGAACTCACCACCGAAGTCATGGCGTGGCGCACCGATGCCGATGGGGTGCCGGCGCTGATGTTCCGCGGGGTGGTGTCCCAATCACAGGACACACTTTCCGAGCAGACCTACACCGTGAATTTCACGTGCCACGATCACCTGGCGATGTTGGAACGCCGCTTCCTCACCCACCCCACCGATCTGGTGTATGCACAATGGGATCAGGATGAGTTAGCCGCGAACCTACTGGTGTACGCGTCCGGGGACGGGTGCACCTCCGGCGATGGCGCGACCAGCTTCGGGCCCGGATCGGTGCTCCCCATCACCGCGGCCAGGGTGAATCCCGATGGCACCCCCCGGGCCCAGCTGTCGGGGATCCTCCGCGATCGCACCTACCCCGGGCAGACCTCACTAGGCCAGGCCATCACCGACCTGGGCGCGTGTATCGGTGGCTATGACACCGATGTGGCGCCGGCGGCGGACACCGATGGCACCGATTACCTCCGGATCTTCTATCCCGAACAGGGGACCGCGCGCCCGGATCTGGTGTTGGCCTACGGCTCGAGCGTGGCCAGCGTGTCACGAAGCGTGAACAGTGCCGATTATGCGAACTATCGGCGCACGCTGGGGAACACCACCACCCAGGGGGCGCCGCAGATGTTCGCGGAGAAATGGAACGATGACGCAAACGACGTGAGCCGCATCCCTGTGGGCCTGTGGATGGGCGCCGATAATGCTTCGGATGTATCCGTGCAAAGCACCTTGCAGCAGAAGGTGGATGGTGAGCTGGCCCGGAGCGGTGTCCTGGTGCCCTCCTACACTCTCGGGATCCGCCCGGGGTGGTGGCGCCCGGGGGCGCCGGCCATGGGGGATACCGTGCCCCTGGTGATCCGTAAGGGGCGCCTGGACGTGTCCACCACCGTGCGGGTGCTGGGGATCAATTATGCCATCGGTGACGATGGCACCGAAGATGTGGAGGTAACCGTGGGCCGGCCCGCGCTCACCCTCACGGCCCTATTCCGCGATGTGGCGCGCGACGTGAACGCGTTAGCCCGGAGGTGATGAGCCCATGACGCGATACGCGCCGCTATGGCTACAGGATCAGACCTACCCCGCCAGTGTGGACCGCCGGCTGATCGGGGCGCTATGGCCCGGGCCCGCCTCGAGCGGGTGCGAGGTGACCGCGGCCGGATCGGGGATGATGCTCGAGATCACGCCCGGATCGGTGGCCGTCCCTACCGCCAATAACACCGGCACGGTGTTATGTCATTCCGATGCGGTGGAGACTCTCACCCTCGATCCGGCGCCACCATCGGGCCAGGATCGCCAAGACTTAGTGATCTGCCAGGCCCGCGGAGCGGATCTCGATGGAGGAACGGACAATGATTTTATCTTCGCCTTCGTCACCGGTGTGCCGTATTCCAGCGGAACCTATGATCCGTCGCGTATACCGGCGACACCTCCGGGCGCGGTGGCGCTGGCCCAGGTGGGACTAGTGGGCGGAACCGCCACGGTGGTCGGTATGCCCATCACCGATCTTCGTCCGGGCGCCCTGGGCGTGCCCAGCGCGGCGGGGCGCCTCTATCCGTTTTCGCAAACGGTATTTCAACCCGGTGTGCCGAGTGAGCTGACGCTCGACGCGATCGACTATCTGAGCGGCGGCTTCGCGCACCAAGGGAACACGCTGGTGGTGCCAGTCAAAGGTATTTACCACTTCAACGCGGCGCTATTGCTCGCGTCAAGCAATACGCCCCCACAAGCCATGGGCCACTCCTGGCTGAACTTGTTGCGTAACGGCGCAAACGTGGCGCAATTACCCGGGTTCGCCGATTCGGCGGGCTGGGCGAACGCGGTACACGGTGCGGCCGACCTTGCACTTAACGCGGGCGACGCGGTGGCCATGCAATTCTATTTCGGCGGAAGCGGTGCCGTGGGCACGTATTACGGCAATGGGGCCAAGGAAAACTCCTGGTTAGCAGCACACTTAATAACGGCGATGTGAAAGAAGGGACACCGAACATGACCGACACCGAACCCACACCACCACCCGAACCACCCGAACCGACACCCGAACCAGACACCGAACCATCGGAGGAATGGGCCCGGAAGCGTCGCGATGCTTAGGCGTGAGTGGATTGCATCCCCGAACTACTCGAGCCGCGGGGGCAGCGGTGTCCGCCTGGTGGTGGTGCATACCGCCGAAGGGGCGCGCACCTACCGCGAGTTAGGGAGTTTCTTCGCCTCGAGCAGCTCGGGCGTGTCCTCGCACACCGGGATTGACGACACCCCCGGAGTGATCGGGGAATATGTGTCCGTTGACCTCAAAGCATGGACCGCGGCCGTGGCGAATCCGTACGCGGTGCAAACAGAATTATGCGCCTTCGCGGCATGGGATCATCCAACATGGTGGGGACACCCCGCCATGCTCGAGAATTGCGCGGCGTGGATCGCGGAGGAGTGTGGCCGCTTCGGAATCCCGCTCCGCAGACTCACCGCGGCCGAAGCCCAGGGGGGCGCCGCGGGAATCTGTGGCCATGTGGATCTCGGGCCCGATGGCGGAAACCATTGGGATCCGGGCCCGGGTTTTCCCTGGGATGACGTGATGGAAATGGCCGGCGGTGGCCGGCCGAACGTGCCGGATGAAACGGAGGACGTGAACATGGTGCTACTGGACGAACGGAGCGGCGGCTACTGGGTGGCCTTCAAGGATGGCGCGGTCCATGCCTACGATGGCGCGCCATTTCTGGGCGGTTGCAACAACGACCGATATAACCCGGGGCACGCGCCGTGTCTGGGCATCGCGGGGCGCTCCGAAGCCGATGGTGGGTACTGCCTGGTCCTCGATTTCGGGAACCGTGACTGCCGGCGCTATGAATTTCCCTACGATGCGAGCGCGCGGGTTTAACGCCCGGTGCGGACGCGCGAGCTGGTCTACCTGATCCTTTTAGGGGTGGCCGTGCTCACCTTGTCCGCCATCGTCATGGCGCGCGATACCTCCACCGATACCGAACTATTGGCCACCATCGGGGTGCTGGGGGGCCTGGCCATCGTGCTGACGGGGGTGATGGCCGCGGTTCCCGCGGGGAGCAACGGGGACAACGGGCGCCACCACCGGCGCGAGGAATAACCTGGGCGGTGGATGCGGGCCGCCATCGCTGGTTGTCCCCGCAAACACAAGGGCCCGGGCCGTGAGGCACCCTCTCACCCGGCCCGGGCCCTTTTCCTATTCGCCCAGCCCGATCCCTGGCCCTAGTGGCCACGCCCTCGTTTTGCGGGGCACCTGGGCGATCCTGGGGGAAGCTACTGGGCGAAAAGCCGCACCTCGAGGTGTTCACCCACCACGCGCTTAGATCGGTGCCGGTAGACCTCGAGCAGCATCCGCGGTGTCTTATGGCCCAGAAGGTCGGACACCACCTCGAGCGGTAGGCCGGCTTCCACCAGTAATGACGCCGCGGTGTGGCGCAATTCGTAGGGCGTCAGCTCGCGCTCGAGGAAGATCCCGGCCGCCTTCGCCAGCCTTCGCACCGTGCGACGGAGATTGGAGGGATCCACCGGAGCACCGCCGGCGGTGGTCACCACCAGGCCGGTGTCCGTCCACCCCGGGCCCGCGGCCAGCTTTTCGCGGGCCTGGCGTGCCCACTGGCGCCGGAGTGCGTCCACCGCTTCGGGGGGAAGCCCTAGCCGGCGATCCGATCCGGCCTTCGCGCCCTTCGTGATCGACATTTCCGGGCGGCCGTCCGCATAGGTGACGCGCCGGAACCCCGTAATGGCCACGGTGCCGCCTTCGAGATCAATGGCGGACCAGGGGACGCCGGCGGCTTCTCCGGGCCGTAGGCCCAGCCACAGCATGAGCACGATGGCCACCTCTGCACGGTCCCCCCGGGCCGCGTCCAGAAGGGCGCGGGCTTGCTCGAGCGTGAGGGTGCGTTTGTCGGCCGCGCCCTTCGCGCCCTTCGGGATCATGGCGTGGCGCGCCGGATTCCACGTGATCCGCTCGCGGGCGTTATAGGCATCGATGGCCATGGCCAATACCGTGCGCGCCCGGATGAGGGAGTTACGCCGGAGGGGGCGCTTCCCGCGCGCCAGCTCACGAAGCCGGCCCTCGATGGCCCGCACGTCAAGATCGGTGAGGGTGACACCGTGCAGGGGCGCCCACTTCTCAATGGCCCATTCGTAATTGTCCAGGGTGTTCGCGGACGCGTTCTCCGGTGTGTATTCCTCGAACCACTCATCGAGCCACGCGCCGAGCGTGGGCGAATCGTGGGGGGCGGGATCGGCCGCCCGTTCGCGCAGATCCGCCATGGCTTCGCGCACCTCCGCAATGGTCCGCCCGTAGACCGGGACGCGCCGGCCGTCAATCATCACGCGGCCGCGCCGGATCCCTCGCGCATCCGGCTTACTGATCGTTCCTTCGCCGTACATCGGCGGCCGTACCTTCGGCATGGGGCACCTCCCACTGACCACTTCGCTGACCAATCTGGCCGCATACGCCGGAACACCACGGAACACCGCGGAACACTGGCGCAGGTCAGAGCATAACACCAGGTCACGGCCGGTGTCGTTCTTAGATGACGCGCAAGGGGTCACAGGTTCGAGTCCTGTACGGCCCACCAGGGATTATGGCCCTTCGCAGCGGTGCCCGAAATAGGCCGCTGACCACTTCGTGACCACTTCGGGCCCGAAAGCGTCCGCCACCAGGGGTGCCCGCCGCGCGGCACTTGACGGAAGGGCCGCGCGGCGCTAAAACCGTGAACGGTCTAGGGGAACGGACGCACCGGCTTAAGGGCGGACGCCCCTAGACCAAGCGGACAAGCCGCCCGGCCACCGGGCGCCCGTTCCCCTTCTCCAAATTTGTGTCGGGTGCTGGCAATTGCAAATTTGAGAAGGGGCGCAAAGTCATGGCCCGAACACCCACCACGCGCAAGCCGCCCACGCCGATCCGCCGGCGCCGGCGCTCGAGCACTCCGGCCGATCCCCCGCCTGATCTGAACGGCCGGCTTGCTTACACCTATGACGAAGTGGCCGAGATCCTCAAGGTGTCCGAACGTATGGTCCGCCAGCTCGCGACCGATGGCCAACTGTCGCGGTTCTATGTCGGCCCGCAAACACCGCGGATCTCGCGCGCCGCCCTAATCGATTTCATGGCCAAGGGTGGCGCCCGGTGAGCGGCCATGACCTGATGCGACTAACCGAAGGGAATTCCCAGGGGCGCCTGGGGTGGTGGGTTAGTTGTCGCTGTGGCTGGCTGGGCTGGGGGCGCCTGTTCCGCGACGCGATCGCGGCACACAGCGAACACGTGCCGACGCACAATGAGCGCGCCCACCGCCAATGAGTAGTGAGGTGGTGTCCGTGCACGGTGAGATCATCCCGGTAAGGGCCGATCTGCTCACCGCGGCGCCGGTGGCCGATGCGGTGGCGCTACAACGGGCCTTCCTCGATCTCTGCACCGCCCTACTCGATCCGACCGATTTTCAGACCATCGGGGGGAAGGAATACAAAACAAAATCAGCGTGGCGCAAACTCGCGGCCGCCTTCAATGTCTCCGATGAGATCCTGGGGCGCGACTACACCTATAACCCCGACACCGGGCGGATCGTCCGGGCGGAATACACCGTGCGCGCCACCGCGCCGAACGGCCGTCAATCGGTGGGGGTGGGGATCTGTTCGATCTTCGAGCCGCGCGGCTTCGCGAACTCCGAACATGACATCCCCGCCACCGCGCACACCCGCGCCAAGAACCGCGCTTTCAGCGATCTGTTTGGGCTGGGTGAGGTGTCCGCCGATGAGGTGACCTATCAGGGCAACGTGAGCGGTGGCGCTGGGCCCGGATCGGGTGAGTCTCAGGCCAAGCGCACACCGTCGCGTAAGGGTAGCGGGCCTACGCCCTCCGAAGCCCTGGGCGCGATAGCCGGCGCCGACGCGTTCATGGTCCGCCTGAACGCGCTGCCACAAGCTCAACTCCGGGCCTTCAATGACTGGCGCAAATCCGCCCATCTCAGCGTGCCGCCGGCTTCGCTCGAGGTGCTGGCCACCATGCTGGGCGAACTGGCGCGGCTCGAGCAGGACGCCGCGAACGAAAAAGACGCGTACGGATGAGGTGCCCGGTGTGCCACACCGATCTGGTGCCGGTGCTGGTGGTCCACGATGCCGATGGCGTGCCGGACCTCGAGGTGCGCCGGCGGGAGTGGATCGATCTGCAAGACACCGCCCTACTCCGTGAAGCCGAAAAAGGGACCGATCCGGAGTGAGCCGACGCGCCACCGATGCCGTATGGCAATTCTCCGAAGTCCCCACCGCCACAGTCTTTGTGTTCCTGTTGGCCCTGGCGGATAACTGTGACCATGAGGGTGTCTGTCACTGGACCGTGGACCGCTTAGCGGATCAGGCACGCATGGCCCGGGCGACGGCCTACCGGTCTTTGAAGACCGCTCAGGAATTGGGTGAGGTGACCCGCGCCCACGCGGGTGGCAACGGGCGTGGCGACGTGTCCACCTACCGGCTGGCCCTTGTGGACAAACTGGTGATAAAGCGTCCGGCTCCGAGACACTTAACCCCCGATGCGGAAGCGTCCGAAAAGCGTCCGAAAAGCGTCCGGGCTGTGAGACCAATACCTCTAAGACCTCTAGATACAGAATCTCGCGCGGGCGCGCGCACGCGCGAGGACGGAAACGAAAGCGCGCCGGGGGGCGCTTTCGTCCCCGCCTATGAACACCCCGACGTGGTACCCGCGGCCGAGATCCCCGGCCACATGGCCGCCGTCCGCGCCGGCTTGACGCGACCACCCACCGGCCGGCCACCCGCACCGCGAGAGCCGGCGATAACCGCGGTGCCGCCGGATCCGATTGCTCAATGTGTCTGCGGCCGACCGCGGCACCATCGCGGACCGTGCGAGCCGGCGATCACCGCGGATCCGCCCACCCTCGAGGTGCTCGAGGGGGCCGGCGACGGGGAGGGGCTGGCGTGACACTGACGCGCCATATCCGCGTATGCGTGTCCGTTGTCGCCGGGGCCGGCGGGTGGATCGCCCTGTGCCCGGTGCAGGACTGTGGCTTTCGCCATGTGGCCGCTAGCCGTGACGCCGCACTCGATGCCGCCCACCGTCACGAAGCCGCGTTCGGGGTGTGGCCGTGACCACCCGCCTCGAGCGTGCCCGCCGCTTCTCCGATGACGCCCTGGACGAAATCGAACGCCTACGCCGGGTGCTGCACCAGATCGAGCGGGTGGACGGCTTGCAGTATGTGTCCATGCGCCGCAAAGTGGACACCGCGGTCAAGCTGGCCCGCGAAGCCCTGGCGGATGAACCGTGAGTTGGGGATTGCGCTCCGTGGGTGAGCCGCAGTTCGCGACGCCGAACAATCTCATAATGGTTAATGACGACGGCCGCGAGGTGTCATTTTGTGAGCACTGCGATGTGGTCGTCATTTTCGACCCGTCGGATATGCGCCCGGGGTGGTTTCATTACAACACTGGGTCGAGGGTATGCGGGGCGACGAAACTGTGAGCTGGGAAGCGGGATGATGCGCCGCCCGTTCGAGTGGTCCGATCTCCGGCCCTCACTCCGGGCCCTGGCGCGGGTGGCGCGCTTTGAGGTGCGTGGGGCCCGGTGGCCAGCGCGTGACCAGGCGCACCGAATCCTGATCGAATGGCCGGCGCTGACGCGCCCGCCGGCGCCGGCGCCACCTTCGCCACCACTCGAGCACCGCCGGAATATCCCATGACGGATCGGTGCCCGGAGTGCGGGGCCGAGCTCACCGATGACGATGGATCCTCATGGCCCTACTGCCCGGTGTGCAGGTACCAGCCCGGTGTCGCGCGTCTGTACCTCGCTGCGGAGAGTGGTGATGAGTGATCCGCCCACCTTCGGCTCACTGTTCGCCGGGATCGGCGGGATCGATCTGGGATTGGAGCGTGCGGGGTGGCGATGCGCCTGGCAGGTGGAGAACGATCCCTACTGCACCCGTGTCCTCGCGAAACACTGGCCCGATGTGCCGCGCCACGGCGATATCCGAGAGCTAGACACCGATGCCCTGGGATCAGTTGACCTTGTGGCCGGGGGATTTCCCTGCCAGCCCGTCAGTGTCGCCGGCCACAGGCGCGGGCAACTCGATGAACGATGGCTATGGCCAGAATTCCACCGGATCATTCGCGATGTGGGACCGCGGTTCGTGTTCGTGGAGAACGTGCCAGGGTTGCTTGTTCGAGGAATGGGCGACGTTCTCGGAGACTTGGCCGCGTGCGGGTATGACGCGGAGTGGGATTGCATACCGGCGGCCGCCTTCGGTGCCCCACACCTCCGTTACCGCGTCTGCATCGTGGCCGACGCCGGATGCCGGAGCGTTCGGGGTGGGCGAATCGCCGGAATCGTTCCTGGCCCGGAGGGAACGGGAGAAGGCGAAGCACCGCAACGGCAACGGTTTCGGGTTGACGCTGGGGATGGCGGTGCAGATGTGGCCGACGCCCAAAGCGAGCCCATCGGGCCCGGACTTCGCCAAAGCGGGGCGCCCGGGATCAGGAGCGGACGATCTGGCCACGGCGGTGGCACGGCGGATCCGGTGGCCGACACCGCGGAGCTCGGACTACAAGGGAGCGGTGTCCTACGCCACGGCCCTTCCGAGCGTGGGCCACTTCAATCTGCCCGAAATGGTGCAGGTGGAGCGGGGCCCGGGGCCCAGTGGTGGGGGACTGAACCCGGCATGGGTCGAGTGGCTTATGGGGTTCCCGCCCGGGTGGACCGCCTTAGAGGATTAGGGAACGCGGTGGTGCCACAGATGGCGGAGTGGGTGGGGCACCGGATCCTCGAGGTGATGGCACCACCCGCCGGCCCTACCATCGGGGTGTGACCACCTCGAGGTGGTGTAAGGGCTGGGACCGCATCCGCCTGGTGGTGCTCGAGCGTGACGGCTACCGCTGCACCCTCGAGTACCCCGGATGCCAGGGCCGCGCCACCCACGTGGACCACATCCACCCCCGCCGCTTCGGTGGTTCCGATGAGCTGGCCAACCTCCGCGCCGCGTGTGCCCGGTGCAACATGCGCCGCCACGATGGCACCCGCCCGGTGGGTGGGGATCCGGTGTCGGCC